CTGCTGAACCTGCGGTCCCAGGCTTGACAACGTCTCAACGAGCTGCTTTTGGGTCTCCATCAGCTCTTTGGTATCATCGCGCATCTGCAGCACCTGCTCAGGGTTCAGCTTCTGGAAGGCGTGCAGAATCGTGGTTCCCGCATCCAGGTGGGCATTCAGGTTATTGTCCGAAATCTGCTCCGTCTTGGACTTGGAATGCGGCTCAGGCTCCTTCTCGTCTTTGTCCTTACCTTCCTTCTCACCCTTGGTCGGGTTCTCATACCGCTCTTTTAGGGTCTGTCCCGAAATGAGAATCACAGCAACAACAGTGGCTACACTGATAGTAACCGCTGCTGTCAGAGACATCTTGACACCGTAGCCAATCACCGCTGTGATCACGACCAGCCAGACAGCGACATATCCGAGATTGCGCTGGACTAGAAAAGCGACAGCGACCATGAGAATAAGAACTGCAATGGCTGTATCGAGGGTGTACTTCATTGATTATAGACTAGAATTTAAACATTGGTCGTATTCGGTGCTACGGGCACCGCATTCGCAAGACCTGCTGATCCCGTTCCGTTGAACGTGTATCCCGCCCGCGGCTGCTGGAGAGCAAGAACATTTCCCCCGCGGTGCCGACGCGTGTGACGTCCGCCCTTCTTTGCGAACCGCTTAGCAACATACGTCGTGCCGAGGGCAAAAATTGCATCATCAACGGCGCCCACACCGCCACGACGAGACCGACGACCTCCCTTCTTTGCAAATCGGTGAGCAGCATATCCAGTACTGGCCGCCAAGAGCGCATCATCCACCATGCCTACGCCACCGCGACGCGCACGACGACGACCACCGGCAAGGGTATTGTTGCCTCCGCGATTTGCCATCACACCGCAGTCCTTGGACGTATCCGACTTCCAGGCGGCATTCCCCGCGTTGGAGCCGCTCGCACTTCCGAGAATTGATCCGCTGAATCCATAACCACCTCCACGACGCGCTGACTTCTTAGTGCGAGCCATTTGTATTTGGATGAGATTCTATTACAGGTGTCCAGGTTCCATCGGCGTTCTTCTGGCATTCCAGGACAAACTTCCTACCCATCGCACGAAGAGCCTTTGACAGCGCCAGAGTTTTGACGCGGAGGTATCCCCCCGCGGACACCGAATACACGTCTGGGACATCAGTAGCCACTATTTCGTAACGGTTCGTATCCAGAGAAGGTGCGGGGGCGGGTACGCTGGCGGGCGCATCGGAGTAGATACCCTTTTCCCCAGGTGAATCGGTATAGTACTCATACCCCCGAGCAGAAGCAGTTGTATCGCGAAGAGCGACCCGGCGACTTTCAAAGGGTTGGCAGGGAGTATAGACAACTGGGATGGCATTTTTCAAAAACGTCGCCCGATCTGCAAACTTCATCTTTTCAAACATGCGACTTCCGTTCCACAGCCATACATCTGCAATAAAGAGATGAGTGGATGTGTATTCTACACGTAAAATCGTATCTTCGTAGCACCGCTCATCCCACACAAGACGCAGGATTTGTGGCTGCGCATCCTCCCTCCGAGGAATCCAAAGCGAGACTGGTTTTGACTGCTCGTCACGAGTCAGACACAACCAACCTGGAGTACCAACACCTTGCGGAACCTTCACTGCAAACTCAGGGGGTACCTTTCCCTGTCGAGTCATCCTGATCGCTGGATCCCACTTGTACAACGTTCGTAGTCGGTTCATGGTATGCTTAGTATATACATACTCTGTCAAAACCACTTACTTGCTCTGCCGCGTCTCGATGGGCGGCGGGAGTTCCATCCGCGGCGCAGGATTGGAGGGCTGTGGGATCGGGGGCTGCTCGTAGGTAGGGACCTGGACTGACGGCGGCGGCGGAGCGACGGGCGGAGGAGGAGGAGCGCTAACAAACTGGGGAGGCGGGGCAGGGCGCTCACGTTCTACATACACGACCCGGGGCTTCGGGGGCTGAATCAGGCGAGAGACCCAGAACACACCCACGTGCAGGCAAATAATCACTGCAACGGTCGCAAAGGCAAGATAGACGATATCGGTCAGTTCCATTGTTAGCTTGAACGATTTGGAAAGTCTGTGGCATTACGCGGAGATGATAAACAGGTCGTCGTTCTCTGACCACATGTTCTTGTTGTAGATCTTGACTCGGACCGTCTCCTGATTATGAACTGCCGATAGATGGTGGGGATAGGGATGGGAGATACGCTCAAGGCAACCTCCTTCGCGGGGAAGGTACGACCAGCACTTCTTTTCGTGCGTGTCCAGGACAAGCGGACCCGACCAAACGAAGGTGGATGTGTAATCCTTCTTCGGCTGGGGCAGGGCGTAGGGATACTTGGCGAGCGAGACGAGGCGGTACATTATATGCTTAGACGACCACCGCTTAAACGTACATCAGCACCAGGGTTACCGCGAAAAACACGGCGGCATGCAGCATGAGACCGAACCCAGTCGGCGACCCACCTTCTGTGACGCGCATAGAGCTGTATGGACCGAGGACGCTCATTATGAGCGAATCCATGACCGAGAAGGTAATTGGATTCGCCAGGATAAAAAACAGCAGTGCCTGGAACGCCGAGATCTGAATCTTCTGAGAATGACCAAGAACAGCCATACCTATCTATTGTCTTGAAGAGAAGGAATTTTTCGTTGCTTCAATCGTCTCCATCCACTGCGGGATCTTATGCATGTTAGCCGCGATGTCGTTCTCGTTTCTCCGCGCCGGTTCAGTCGTATTCAAAGCCTCGGTCACAAAGAGCACGGCTGTAATCAAGTACGTCTTATTCTTTGACCAACGCAGGCAGTAGAGTTTGAAGAGGGCTTCCACGTACATGTTTCCCTGCGCTCGAATCGCTTCCCAGAACATCCAGTGTAGGTGCTTGGCGTGCTTGGATTCTATATAGGGATTCCTTCGTTCGGCACACTCAAAGGCATGTTTTGTCTGCTTCTTCTTTTCCGTAGCAAACCGCATGATCCACGACATCCAGTAGAGTGCGCGCTGTGTATCCTTGTTCTGGATCGCAAAGCAGAACTCATTGAACGGAATTCCGACTTCATACGGATCATTCTCTTTCAAGAAGGGAGTCCCTGCATGCTGAGTGGTTGCCCGCAGATTCTCACGCACCGTCGTCTCCTGGAAATCGTGTTCAGGTTTGATGGTCGGAAGTGTGACCGTCTTCTGCTTCTTGGCGATGGCGAGCACCGTAGCCGTCTCGCATACCAGGTTGCGCGCATCTTCGCGGTTTCGGATACTCGTCATATTACTCACCGAGAACCCACGCTCAATCACTCCGAACCGCTCGTATTGGGCGGTCAGGTAGGTAAATATATTGGGACACGAGCGATGGATGTACAGAGACGCGCTCTCAAACAACGTGTCCCAGAGGGAATGCACCAGACCCGAACAGAGGAGTTCCAGAGTCCAGTAACATGCATAATCCGCATGACCCAACTGAATACTTTCGAGCAAGGACTTATTCGCAAGTTTTCGGGAATGACCCGAGAAGGTAAAATGCTGAAAATCAGCGACCGATCGGGAGTCGTTGATCATCTACCTGTCTATTGTTTGTGGTCTAGCCTTTCCTCTACGCCTGCAGACGCGCGAGCTGCGCCTTGAGATCGGCGACCTCAGCCGACAGCTCCTGCACTGCCTTCACGAGCGGGGCAATGATATCGGTAATCTCAAGTCCAAGCTTCTCGGTATTGGGGTTCGCACGCACCAGTTCGGGAGCAACCTCCTGGACATCCTGGGCAATAAAACCGTGGCGCAAGACTTCTGGTTTATTGATGAACTTGTAGTCCACTGGCTTCAGTGACTTGACAAAGTCCAGACCCAGCGTTGTGGCTACAATCTCCTGCTTGAGTGTGCGGTCAGAAGGAGGAGCCACAACCGTACCAGTTATTGTCCCACCTACACCTAGGTCTCCAGAAAAGTATCCATTTCCAGAGACATCCAGGTTGTACGCCGGATCTGGATGTGTTCCTATACCGAACGTACATCCATAACGATCACCCGAGAGGTAACGACGCAAGCCATCTGCAGTGGTTACAATAAACTTACCCCCAGTTGAGGGAAGTACAGCTGAGTTCTTGACACTTCCCAGAAGAATGTTCGCACTTGTATTGCTGGCTGATGCACCTACTCCTATAGCGATATTTTCGTTACCATTGTCACCGATACCCGCATTTGAACCAATGAAAATATTCCAAAAACCGGCTGAGTTGGATCCTGCCTGCGTTCCAATAGCAATCCGGTCATCGTTGAAATTTGAGCCAGCACCAGCGTTGCTACCTATCGCGATATTGCGATGCCCCACATTACTGTATCCGGCGTAGGTTCCAATAGCAATTAGATCAGGAGCATCACCCTGGGTTCCATTACCCTCTCCAGCATGATCGCCGATCGCAATGGAGTTTGCAGCGTAATTATACGGAACGTAGTCTCCATTCGAGAGGCAAGCGCCGTTCGATCCGAGAGCAGCGTGGCCGATCGCAATACAGTTAGACGCCGAACCAGCACAGAGAGCCGCATGTCCGATACCGACGGAGTAGTCACCCGAGTTCCAGCGACCCGCATTGGCACCGACAAACACCGTATCGCTCGCCAAGTTCGAGTGACCAGCATTGCTGCCCATGAAAACATTGCAAGAGCCAATGCTGTTGGAGCCCGTCTTTGTACCAATCGATACGGTATGATCCATATCCGGGACTACCGATGCCCATACGCCTTGGTAGCTGTAAGCTGCGGCTCCCAGGACATACCGTCCCGTATCTGAGTCGCACCCAAGCCCACGCCAGCCAGCCCTGACTCCACGAGGACCAGACTTGTACCATGTGAGACCCGCATCCGTGCTGCGCCAGATACGTCCATGATCTCCGCCATTCCAGGAATCAAATGTGGCAGCACTCACGACCTGACCATCTCCCGAGCACGCCAGACCCCGCCAGTATCCGTAAGGGACATATTCGCGATCAGTCAAGTTGATCCAGTTGGATCCATAATTGGAGCTCGCCCAGATGCATCCGTAGTCTGAGCCTGCGACATACATGTACTGTCCGTTGGACGAGATCGCACACGCCCAGAAGTAGTCGTCAGGAACATCAGAATTAGACAGCTGCGGTAGATTTGTGACATTCGTCCAGGTTCCAGAAGGGTCGCGGACCCAGGCCTGGTAGTTATACGAATCCACAGCGACAACGTAGCCTCCAGACGCATCGCAGCGCACCGACCGCCAGTCGCCAGTGCCCACATCAGGGATCTGGCACATCGTCGCACCAGCGTCCGTGCTCATCCACAGACCCCCCGTTCCACTATTGCACTCTCCGGCAAAGATGATATTACTGTTATTCGCTGCCACCGTCACCGTGCGCCAGAATCCGTAGAAGACATTGGACGAAGTATCGTAATTGAATCCTCCATCGTTGTGCCAATAGTTACGAGCATAGTTACTTGTGAACCACAAGTATCCACCGCCATCATTCTCACATGCAATCACATACTGACCATCTCCGGTACAGGCAATATCTGTCCAGCTGTACTCGCTCAATGTGTTGTGCCAGCCGTATGAGTTTCCGTGATTTCCATTAGACAGAATGACCCCAGCGTAACTTGAAACACTATACATGTACTCTCCGTTGGACGATACAGCCGCACCATAGGATGCTCCAGAATCAGAGTGCTGCCAATCAACCTGATTTCCACCTCCAGCGTTTGAACCGATAGAAATGGCGTTGTAGGTAGAGTTTGTCGTGCCAGCAGCGTATCCGATATTGATGGATGCGACAGTGTTGTCCTCTCCCGCCCGACTTCCGATGCTTACGGTCGTATTCTGCAGCCATGTCAAATTTCCATATGTGTAGTCTGTATTCCCAGCAAAGCTTCGGTCTCCGCGTCCTGCATTCGATCCAATCGCAACCAACCCGTATGCCCCAGATGTTCCCGAACCTGCACCCTCGCCGATTAGAACGGTGGATGTCATGCTCGCACCGCTGAGCGATACTCCAGCTCCTGTACCGATCGCAATAGTGTTTCCTCCTGTAGTGTTTGTTCCGGCATTGCATCCGATCGCAATGGAATTCGCGGCGAAGTTGTTGGAGCCAGCGGCTGTACCAATCGCGATCGCGTTGGATTGACTGGGGAATAGCGAATCAGTCAGTAACGATTCATACCCCGCGCCTGTCGGCAATGCGTTTGATACACCAGCGTTGCTTCCGATGGCAATCACGTTAAATCCGGTGTTGGATGCACCTGCGTTTGTTCCGATATGAACTGTATCTGAACCAGTATTGTCTAGACCAGCATTCAAGCCTATCGCCACAATGTTGGATGCCAACAGGTTCATGAACAGTGCGTTTCCGGTGGGTCCGCAGGCAGGACCGCCTCCAATTGCCAGCTTGGTTCCCGTAGCATCCATAGCAATCGTGCGAGGAGAAAGCAGACCAATATGGAACGCCGCCGAAAGGGTCGCGAATGTTGTGCCATAGTTAGAGCTGATCGCATACGACGGCTGGTCCGAGCACACATCCGCACCGTACATGACTGTCTTGCCGTTGGGGGTGCAAGCAACCGCACGGAATTCCGAATTGCTGCCGATCGGTAGCCAGTTGGAACCATAATCCTGGCTGCGCCACAGGTATTCATTGCTGCTCTCGGCAGCGTACATGTACTGACCGTTGGAAGATAGGGCAAACGCGCGCCAGAATCCAAACGCTGGCTCTCCCGCGTTGGAGGGATTCACGGCAGACCACGCATTCCAGACCCATATTCCCAGACCATTGTTGCTTCCAACCCACACATTGCTGTTTGAGATATCGCCTGCCAACATATAGTTTCCGTCGGCAGAGACCGCTACGCACTGCCAGGAACTTCCAGAGAAATCACCCTGAAGAACCTGGAGCTGCCAGTTCTGTCCTCCGTCGGAGGACACCCACAAGTTATTGCTTCCGCCCTTCTCTACAAGGGCAACAACCTGGGCATTTGACGAACAGGCAACCGCGCGCCAGTTGGAGGTATATCCGTCTGGGTAAAGGTTTGCATTCCAGGTAATACCTCCATCGGTGCTGTTCCAGAGATTGTCGTAGTCACGATCTACGGCAAACATCACTGTTCCGCACACGTCCATAGCCACCGAGGGCCAGGTTCCGTATCCCTGGGCTATACCAGAATAATTGCCAAGTGCCGCCACACCAACATTCTTTACCACCTTCCACGTATTTCCCGAATCCCTGCTGATATACAGCAGACCCGTTCCATACCAGTCACCGTTGCAGGAAAGGTTTCCATACTCACCCGCCAGGAGCACAGTTCCGTCCGCCGATGATACGATCTGACCCCAGTCGGGGCCATAAATATTGCTTCCTGTCGTTTCGCCCGTTGTAACCGCCTTCCATGCCCGGCCAACAAGCCCACCGACCTCTGTCTGCGATCCAGCATAGTGTCCAAGCGCCACAACCTCATTGGCAGTATTCGATGTTGCTGAGGCCTCGCCTACAGCAGACACATAGTTCCCCGAATTCACACTCGCAGCAGTGGTTCCGAGGGCAACGACTGAGGTTCCAGAGTTGGATGTAGCCGTATCGAGACCGATAGCGCTAACTTCCGCACCGCTGTTATAGCTGGCTGAATGCGAACCGATTGCCACAACGTCCGAACCAGTGTTATTATATGCAGCGGTCGTTCCTAGGCCAACTACATTTACTCCTGTGTTTCCGACACCCGCACCGTCTCCGTTAAATGTCGTAACGACGGCGGCTGTGTTGGCTACCCCTTGAGGAGTATTGAACACAGTGCCTCCTGTGGGAGGAAATACAAAAGTGGGCATTTACCTATACATTAGACTTTAAGTGAGTGGGCTCACTTGCTGAAATAGACAAGGTACTGGTATTCGTACCCGACAGGGGTCATATCTACCATTTCGTGGCGAGAAAAGCCCGCTGAACGCACAATATCCAGCATGGCGCTGACACTCGGCATGTGAAGGCGATGGACGTTCTCTCGGTACGACGGCGGGTTCTTGAACTCAAAGACCTCTTCAAATCGCGCATCGTCCTCTCCAGGCTCCTTAACAAATCGGCTCTTGTACTTGAACTTGTCAAAGAAGATGTCCGAATCAATTACGCGCTCGCTGCTGTACTTTTGCACGGAGAAAGCGGCAAACGGAGACGCCGCATCCAGAATAGGATCAAATTTCCCAGGATCGACTAGATGGAGGATGAGGATACCACCTGGACGCAGCCACGAGTAAATGTTGTCGAGGACCATCTTTTGATTTCGGAACTGGTAGATGGAGAAATAGAGCATCATGGCATGCGAAAACGACTTCGGGGGAAACGTCTCTACGCGCGTGATATCGCCCTTGTAGAACCGACCGCTCTTGCACTTTTCGCGCGCCTTCTTTAGCATTTGCTCTGACGTATCTACGCCTACCAGATCAATATCCTCTCGACACATCCAGTCCGCGTGAGGAGAGGTTCCAGAACAAACATCCAGAACCTTGACCTCCTTCTTTGGCCAGTCGTGCAGGCCGTACTCCTTGATTGACGCCTTCTCAAAGGAGATGCGTTCAGGGATCGTAAAGAGCTTGTCATACACACTTGCATAAAACTCATCGTAGATCTCATCGTAGGACTCGTATGATTTGGACGGCAGTCCCTCCTCGTTCTTGTTATCAAACATCTCACGGTGCGCTTTCCATGTGTGATAGACGACCAGCATGGCGAGGACGGTGAGACCCACAACCCAGTATGCTAAATAAGTCTCCATTCCTCTCTTGTACCTATGTAAGAAATGTGGGAGAGCCTTCCAATCCAACGGACATCCGCTTCTCCCAACACCCGATACACAATGATCAAGCGAGACCACATTTATGAACCACATCCTGACGTATCAGTCGCAGAATGGAAAGATGTTCCTTCCCAGCTGCAGACGTGGTGTATGTCCGTTTGGGAGGACGAGTTCAAACTCCGACGATGCCCAGCGAGTCCAGGCGATATCCTGGCCTGGATCCCAAGAAAGGGTATGATTTTAGCCAAGTATGGAAGGTGGATAGGAACGTCTCAGTCGGTGCGCACCATCTATGTGTGCTACAATGTTGTCATGAAAGACTATCGCGGCGAAGGACTGTCTGGAAAACTCATTATGACAATGTGCCATGCCTGCACAGAAAAGTGGGGTCCAGTCCCATTCATGTTTGAACTGGAGGCGGTTCCAGCAAGTCTGTGGAGCGTTCCTCCCTTCCTGCGCTTCTCGTATGTCTGGGTTCCCTTCTTGAACATCCAGATTCCTCCCAAATGGAGACCTTCTTCCCATGACTCGTTGGGATCTTACCAGGGATTCCATACAGCCGACTGGACGGGATACCAGTGCTTTGAATACAACGGTATGAAGATCGTTCTCGATCCACATAACGATATCATCTACTATGACGACTACGGCAGTCTCCTGACATTTGATGCCCTTCCACTTGCAGGAGCCTACTGCCGAGTGTTTTCTCCGTTTGGAACGATATCCGTCCTGGTTGAAAATCTTCGTTTTGCCCCAAATCCAGGGTTTAAGCATTTTTTGATTATCTGAGTGGGTACGGGCGGGGGGCGCTCTGATAGAAGGAGTACATGCTACGACCCTTGAGGGCTGCCAAGACAACAATCACCAAAATGAGAAGTGCAATAAATACGTCCAGGACAATCTTGAAGGAGGAGGGGTACTTGGAAAAATAGGCAACTGCGGGATCGGGGCTCTCGTTGGTTCCTATGGGGAGCTTGCGATAGTCGGGGTTTGTGAGTTCAAGATATCGGTCATACACCGACATCTTGTCCTTTTTCTCGTCTAGGATTCCATTGAAGAACGAAAAAGTCTTTTGCAGGGAGCTCTTCATCGACGCCTGTTTATCGCGAATGGCGGCAATAGAATCGGTAAAGTCCTTGCGAAGAGAGTGTTCCTTCTCCAGATCTTGGAACTGCTTGCGGTAGGCAGAGAGGACCGGCTCCATTTTGGTATCGGCAATCCGCTTCTTTTCCTGCGCAGCCCAATCGGGACCGTTCTTCAGAGAATAGTATTGGAACTTGGCCTGCTCATACCCCTCGGGATCATCATCTCGCGTGCGGGCAGCACGTTCAAATGTGATGTAAGCCTCCTGGATACGACGCTCCTTTTCAATACTTTCCTGGGACATCTGGGGTTTCGCAGGGGCAGCAGAAGCCGCAGCGTTTTCCTCCGCTTGAATTTTTTGAGAAAGGGCATTGATCTGCGGGGAATATTTTTGCTGTACCTGATCTCTAACTATCTGCTTGACATTGTCAGGGGCATTAATAGCATTGATTCTATCTATTGTACTCCGATACTCCTGCATCAGTTGATTGAATTGTTCGCGGGCGCTCATATTATCCTACTACAGCAAAATAGACTGATGCTAGAAATCCCGAGATGAGAGCCAGGATCGCCACCCCGCTCGTGACTTCGGGGGATGCCACCGATCCGCCGACCAGGAAAATGACGGCAACAACCGCCAGCGTGCCAATGATGATCTCTAGCGGCAGCATCTTCGCCTGGTAGGACTTGCGCGTATCCTTTCCGAAGCTGATCTGACGGCGCAGATTCTCCGTCTCCTCGCGCGCCGGACCCAGGTCGCCATCATACTTGATGGCATCGCGCAGGACATCAATCGCCGTCTTGCGTGTGAGTCCAGATACCAGCTTCTCGTGCTGGAGCTTCAGAGTATCCCCCATAGAGTTGATGTTGTGATCCATCCGGTTGTCGTATTGGTTAACGCCCTGGAGAACCTTCTGTAGGTGCGAACCACCCATATCGTCCAGCCGCTGGAAGATATTGCCCGCCTCTCCGTTCTCCTGTGCGGTCATATAGACCTGGTGGCTGGACGGATTCACCGAGAGCGTGCGCAGACCCGAAATGCTGTGTCCCTCCATATCTGCCGGCTTGCACGATGTCGCGCGGTCATACGGTGCCTCACAACGCTCAACTGCTCCCGATGATGCATTGGTCGTATAAATGACCTGATTGTCTGTGGCAACTGCGAGAGGCAGGCGGTTCTTGAGTCCCTTAATATCCGACCATCCACCCTGACCCGTCTGGGAACTCTTGTAAATATGGGTGCCATCGCCAGCAGAGGAGGCGGCATACACTGCGCCCGAGCTAGCAGCGACAACCCCACCCGCTCCCGATCCAGGCAGGCTGATATCCACCCACGCACCCGTCGTGCAGGGCTTGGCACACCCCTTCTTCCCCACAAACATGAACGAGTCT